GATGCGATTATTGAAATCGTAGAGGTTTTGACCAGCCCGGAAAACCTCGGGAACCTGATTGATGCAGCGCTTGCTATCATTCTGGCTCTCGTTGATGGGCTTGTAGATGCGACTCCAAAACTGATTGCAGCAGTTCCGGACGTTATCGCAAACCTCGTCACGGCGATCATTGCAAATATGCCGAAAATTCTTGAAGCAGGCGTGGAAATCACAATGGCGCTTGCGGATGGGCTTATCAAGGCTCTACCGGAGCTGATCGCGGCGATTCCGAACCTGATTCTTGGTATCGTGCAGGGCATTATCGACAATCTGCCGGAGATCATCATGGCAGGTCCCAAAATCATTGCGGCTCTGGCAACTGGCTTGATTGAAGCGATTCCGGATATCGTTATGGTCATTCCACAGTTGATTCGGTCTATCGTGGACACATTCCTTTCGTTTGACTGGGGTAGCATCGGCAAGAACATTGTCGAGGGCATTAAAAACGGTTTCGTGAATATGTGGAACAGTTTCAAGCAGACGGTTGAAAACGTCTTCACGGGGCTTGTGGACGGTGTGAAAAGCTTCCTCGGCATCGCGTCCCCGTCTAAGGTTTTCGCCGGTATTGGCGGATATATGGCGGAAGGACTCGGACAGGGCTTTGACAAGGAATTCTCAAATGTCAAGCGCGGAATTCAAAGCCAACTCGATTTCGGAACGATGACATTTGGAATGCCTTCCTTCGGGCGTCTTCCGGCACTCGCCGGAGCTGGCACGACGAACAACTACTACAACATCAATGCCGACCGGGTGAAGCAGTTTAATGACATTATCCGAATCACAGAAAATGAGCGTTTGACTTCGCGGATGGGGGTATCTGCATGAGAAGTGATAACTTCATCAGCACTAACCAGGAAGGCCGCAGCCTCTCCGGCGGCGATACCTACAACTTTATCGTGCAGGCGAATGAAATCCGCGAGATCGACGATTTCATCCGCCGCATGAAAAACCAGAGACGAGTGGCCAGAATGGGGGTGACGTAAGGTGGCTACGGCGATAACTTTGCGCGCAAGCGCATTTGCACTGCTAAAATATGCATCGCAAAAAGTCAACGACCATACATCATCCCCGGCCAAACTAGAACAAAACGATAGATTGTATGTGAAGTTTGCATTGCCGTCAAATGGTGACGAGTATAAAAAACTCATTTCAAAGGAGTTGCGGCTATACCTTTGCGCGACAGGCGCAAAATCTAGCACAGCAACTTATTTTGCAAGGGCATATGCTCTGGAGGGCACTTTTGACGAGAATACGATTACGTATGAAACCCGGCAAGAAACAACAAAGAACAATGCAGGATATAGTTTTAATGCAGCAGATATGCCAACCACGGAATCGGGCAGAACCATATACTTCCCGAATGAAGTCCGGTTCGGTGTAGACATAACGCCACTATCGATTGGAACAGGATGGGTGGAGTTAGCGACAACAGGAACGGACAGGCCGTATTTGACGACAAGCGTTGACGATTCATTTGTTTGCGGTTTGAATGTTGAAAGTCTTTCCCCATCGGATGGTGCCATTATAAAAACGGAACAGAATGTTTTTGGATGGCTGGCATCAGACCCGGAACTTTGCCTTGCTGAGCTCAAACAAGCCTCTGCTATTTTCCGTTGGCGCTCCGGCACGAGCGGCACGATCCACACGATCAACGTCTCCGGCAATTCGCAGAGCGTCACCGTCCCTGCCAACACCTTCGCTGGCACGACGAGCATCCAGTGGCAGGTCGCGGTCACGGCAAACAGCGGCGTGGTCACGACGTCCGACTGGGTGACGCTCTCGACCGCAGACGCAACGCCGACCGCCGCGCCTCTGAGCCCGGTCGACACGGTGATTGATGGCTCGAAGGATGTACTGTTCCAGTGGCAGCACTCGATCTCAACCGGGACAGCGCAGAGCAAGGCAGACCTGCAAAAAAGCACGGATGGGCAGACATGGACGACGCTTGCAACCGTCACCGGCGCTGCGCGGCAGTGGACGTGCCCTGCCGGGACGCTCACATCCAGCATCAAATACTGGCGTGTGCGCACTTACAATGCGGACGGCGTTGCCGGAGATTGGAGTGACGCGGCGCAGATCGTTGTGGTATCCGCCCCGGACGCGCCGCAAATCAGAGTAGACAGCGTCGACCCGCGCCCGAAAATATCTTGGACGGCGACAGATCAAGAAGCCTGGCAGGTAGAGCTTGACGGGGAAGTCTTAGGTGGCACACATTACGGCGCAGAAAAGACGTGGAAAAGCCCAATGTACCTTATGGACGGGAGCCACACGGTGCGCGTGCGAGTGCAAAACCAGTATGGCATGTGGTCTAGCTGGTGCGCGGCGGCGCTTCCCGTGACGAACACGCCGGGCGCGAGTATCACGCTGAACGTCGAGGCGTCGAGCGTCGCGGAGCTCAGCTGGCAGACCTCCGGAAGCTATGACTTTTACCTAGTGTACCGGAATGGCAAGCCGATTGCAAAGCTCACCCAGGCGCTGTACACCGACGAGCTGTCCTCCGGTAGCGTAAGCTATCAGGTGCGCGGCTGCTATGCGGATTCCAGTAATTATGGACTGTCAAGCGCGGTCACGGTGACAATCACGACCGGACAGTATGTGACGCTCTACGGCATCGCGTCCGGGAAGAAAGTGACGCTCAAGCATTGCGGACTAAAGAATCAGCCGGTGCAGAACGCGATCAACCGCGACATTCAGTACATTTTCATGTATGGCAGCACGTACCCGCACGCGGAAAGAAGCGAGTTTGTGACAAAGAAGGTCGGCGGCACGGCGGTTTTCCTTCCGGGCGAAGACAAAGCGGGATTTGACGCGCTGATTGGCGAATTGGTGTGCCTGAAAACGCAGTCCGGCGAGATGGTCATCGGATACTTGAACGAGACAAGCGACACGTCGAGAGTGAACCCGGACAAATCCGTCGTCAACTTCTCGATTCAGCAGATCGACTACGCGGAGGTGATCGACATTGATTCGTGACGTATCCTACCGCGTGGCGGTTTTACGAAAGGGCGGCGAGGTATCGGCGCTTTCGTGGGCGGCGGGAAATGACCCAACGGTTTATTTCGATGCGTCCGGCGAGATCAAGTCGAGCTTTTCCGGCGAATTCTATGTGAATCCCATTGTCGACCTGCTGTCAGACGAAATTCAGCCGATTTTGACCGTGGATGGCACGGAATATCCCCTCGGGGTGTTCCGCGCCGCGACGGTGACGAAAGCGGTCACAAAGTATGGGAAGACAGTCAAAGTGGAAGCGTATGACCGGTGTTGGTTGCTCAAAAGCAACAAAACGCAGACGCGGGTGCATTATGCAAAGGGCACGTCTTACTTGACGGTCGTGCAGCAGATTTTGACGACGTGCGGCGTGGCATTGTCTATCACAACGGCTTCGGCGGCGACGCTTGCCACAGACCGCGAGGACTGGGAGATCGGTACGGATTATCTGACGATCTGCAATGACCTTCTGGCGGAGATCAACTACAAGCCCGTGTGGTTCGACGTGCAGGGTATCGCCCATATCGAGCCGTATACACAGGCGCTTGCGGCAAACATCAAGCACCGATACGGCGGGACGGAGATTCTGAGACCGATTTCGGCAGACGCTTCGGAGGAAACGGACATCTTTTCCACGCCGAATGTTTTTGTGTGCGTCTGCTCGAATCCGGACTTGGAAGAGGCACTTGTGGCGACGGCAGTCAACGAATCGCCGTCGTCCGCGACCTCAACATTCAAGCGGAATATGCGAATCGTTCAGGTGACGAAGGTCGACAATGTTGCATCTCAGGAAGAATTGCAGACCATCGCGAACCGGCTGATGAGCGAGTCGCAGCAGACGGTAAAAACAATCAGTTTCGAGACATTTTCTGAGGGAAATCACGGTATCGGAGACGCGATCTCCATCGACCATCCGGATATCGGCGGAATCTATGAAGAAACCGCTTGGAGCATCACGCTTGGAGCGGGAGAGTTGATGAAGCACACAGCGAAAAGGACGGTGATTGCATGATTCCGGGCTTATCGACGCAGAAAGAAAAGAAGGTAACAGCACCGACATTTGACCTTGCGACGGTCGGCGCGGTGTATTCCGACGGTTTGAGCCTGATTTTTGACGGCAGCACGACGGCAAGCGAAAAGCATTACAAATGCAACACGTCGATTTCGTTCAAGGCTGGCGACCGCGTGAAGATTTCGAAGATTTCCGGCTCTTACGTGGTGGATTACGTCGTCGGAATCCCAAAAACATAGGGGGGTGATTCAGTGTTTCAGAAAATCGCGAACGCTTTATCGGTGGAGCTGACGGGAACCGACCTGGCAAAGGTGACAAAACTGGAATTTTACGTAAAACAGGCCTGCCAGTTCTTCCAGTACACGCCGGTAGTCGTTGACGAAACGCATTTGCTGGTAAAAATCCCGTACGAAGACGCGATGCGCCTGCGCCCGGGGGCGGTGAGTCTGCAATGCGCGCTGACCGACGCAGACGGAAATAAGCAGGCGGCGGAGATCGTTCAGGTGGACGTGAAGAGCTTCCTCAAGGAGGCGGGATATGCTTAAAATGGTGCTTTCGCAGCCGGAGATTCGGATGCGGATTGAGCCCGCGAAGGTGGTCTATCAGGGCGGCGAAGCGTATGAAGGGGACTATGAGATCACCCCGTCGGAGGAATTGCAGACGCTCCCCACGGCGAACCGGATGCTGGCCAGAAATATTGTCGTCGCGCCCATCCCGAAGAACTATGGGAGAATCACCTACAGCGGCGGCGGAATCATAATAACGTAAGGAGTGCACTATGGCGAAAAATGTAAAAATCAGAGACGTGACGTATGAAAGCGTCCCGAATGTGGAAATCCCACTTGCAGATGGCTCTGGCACGGCAAAATTCGTGGACACGGGAAGTGGCGACGCGGCGGCCAGAGACATCCGAGCCGGGAAAAAGGCATGGGCAGACGGCAGCGAGGTCACGGGCTCCGTCCCGGAGAAGGGCGTGGACGACGTAAGCGTCAACGGTAAAAACGTAACCATCCCGGCGGGCATCTACGACGACCCGGTGACCAAGAGCGTCGGCGACGGCACGGTCACCCCCGGCGCGGCGGTGCTCGGCGACACGCAGACGGACTATGAGATTACGGTCACGCCATCGGCGGCGGTCTCCGCCGGATATGTCTCCGGCGACAAAAACGGTGCGGAGATCAAAAAGTATGTGCAGGTGGAAGAGAAGCAGGCCACGCCATCCACGGCCGCGCAGGACGTGACTCCTTCCAGCGGGAAACTGCTCAAAAAGGTGCGCGTCGCCGCTGTGGACGTGTCCGCAACCGCGACGGAGGACAATGTGCCGACCGGCATCACCTTCTTCTCCAACAGCCTGACCCGGAAGACCGGGCGGGCAAAATTCCCCTCGATCACACAAGATGAGCTGACCAAAGTGCTGACGATCCAGTAAGGAGGGCACGATGGGACAGAACGTAACAATCGCGGGCGCGTCGTACCCGGATGTCCCGGCGCTGGACGTCCCGAAGACGGGCGGCGGCACGGCGCGCTTTGTGGATACGGCGGACGACACCGTAACACCCGCGACGCTCAAATCCGGCGTGACGGCGCACGACGCTTCGGGCGCGAAGATCACCGGCACGTTAGATACCACCCCGCCCGAGGAGTCGGACATCAATTTCTGGGACTATGACGGCACTTTGCTCTACAGCTGGACACTCGCCGAGCTGGCCACAAAGACCGAGCTGCCGCCCCTTCCGTCGCACGATGGACTGGTCTGTCAGGGATGGAACTGGACGCTTGCCGACATCAAGGACGCAGGCCGTGAGCTCGATATCGGCGCGCTGTATATTACCGATGACGGCAAGACAAGGCTCTACGTCGACGTGGATACCGAGACGTGGGACGATTTTGTCTTGAATTACTGGCAGAGCACAAGAAACGCCACGACTGTTGACTGGGGCGACGGAACGACCCCGGAATCAAAAAATGCCGATTCTTGGATTGAACATCGGCATGTGTACGCATCCAGCGGCTCATACGTGATCACTATGAGCGTCAAAGAGGGTGCGGAGATGAAGCTTGGAAATGGCTCAAATGATCGAATGCTGATTGCAAACGGCGAAATAGATAGTGGCCGCTGCTCGATGCTTGCAAAGGTGGAAATCGGTGAAAGAATGACCGACGTTACGCAACGGGCGTTTCTTGCCGCCACCCGGCTCGAGAGCATATCTGTCCCCGCTGGCGTGCTTTTCGAACCGGGGAGAACGTTTGAAGAAGCTACAAGTATACGCGCCGTAACAGTGGCTTTTAGTTCTGCGATCATCCAAACATTTTATAATTGCGTCAATCTCCGCGCAATCGCAACACCGAAAGGGATGACGCAAAGAAATGGTAATAATTACGACATCGCATATACAGCAGTCCGGCTGGTAAATTTTGATATGACTGCTGCCTACATGGCACAATGCCTCGAGCGCGTCAACATCAAGGCTGTCGACGGTCAAGTCGGAACTTTTTATTCCTGCGTGTCTCTGCTGGAAGTCACCATCCCGGCGGACGCTACAACCTTTGTCGCTTCCGCTTTTCGGGGCGACCACGCGCTGCGCAGGGTGACGTGCCTCGGGGACATCGCGAGCATCCCGGCGCAGGTGTTCCTGCGATGCTATACGCTGCGGTTTGTGGACTTTACCCACTGTACGGCCGTTCCCACGCTGGCCAACGTCAACGCGTTCAATGAGACGCACCCGCAGCTGGAGATCCGAGTGCCCGCGTCTCTGGCGGATGCGTGGAAAGCGGCAACAAACTGGAGCTCGTTGGCAGACCATATTGTGGGGGTGTAAAGATGATCGTAAAAGAGCACTACAAAACGCGCACGGACGGCGTGGAGCTGTACAAAACGTACTCGGATGCGGGCTATCTCATCCGGCAGGTGGAGACGGGCGTTGAATACGCCGAGGCCATCGACGTTGACGGCGCGCCGTACACCTACAAGGAAACCAGCAAACTCGTCACAGACGATTTTGACATCGAGACGGCAAACCCGGAGCAGCTGCGTGAGCGGCTAACAGATACCGAGACGGCAGCGAAGATCTTGCTTGGGGAGGTCAAGGCATGACGTACACGGAGAGGGCGAAGAAAATGCGCCCGTACATCGAGCAGGCGGCAAGCGCTTTGGATGACAAGACTGTCAGCCTCGCGCCGGAGCTGCTGGGGACGCTGACCGGCGACGGCAGCCTCGTCAAAGCGGGCACGCGCATCAACTGGCACGGCAAGATCAAAAAAGCCGCCGTCGACCTCTGGGACACCGCACAGAACACGCCCGACGAAGCGTCTACGCTCTGGGAGGACGTGCAGTACCGGGACGGGTACAGAATCATTCCCGAAGTAATTACCTCCGCACTGGCCTTTGCAAAGGGCGAGAAAGGCTGGTGGGAAGACAAGCTGTATGAGTCGCTCATGGACGGAAATGTGTTTACCCCGACGGTCGCCCCGACGGCCTGGAAGAAAGTATAGCGCCGCCTCCGGGCGAGAAAGGAGACAGATATGGACGACGGAATTCAGGCGCAGGTCGCAGCGATCGACGCGCGCTGCAAATCCAACCAGCACCGCATCGACGAGCTCGAGGCGGACAACAAGGCGCTTCACCAGCTGGCTACCTCTGTGGAGGTGCTGGCGACGAAGCAGGAGACGATCGAGTCGAACGTGAACGAGATCAAGACCGACGTGAAAGCCCTCAAGGCGCTCCCCGGCAGCCGCTGGGAGGGGCTTATCAAGGCAGCCGTGACAGCGATCGTCGCGGGACTGGTAGGCTACGCGCTGGCTCTGGCGGGGCTGGGTGGCTGATATGCGAGTAAAGGGCAAGTGGAGCAAAGGCGAGATGGCGCGCACCATCGTCATCTATCTGCTCAGACTCCTGACGATGGTGCTGATCTGGGCGTGCACGCTGAAAACCATCGCTGTCCTTATCGCAGTCGGGAGCAACCCGGAGCTGGGTACGTCGGTCGACCTGTCCGACGTGCTCGGCTACGCCGGGGGCGCAGCAGTCTCAGAACTGGGCTTGCTGGCTTTTAAGAGAGTATTCGCAAAGAAAAATGAACCGGTAGAATGAAAGGAGAAAATTATGTACCAGAGAAGAACCTTCAACGAGGCAGACAAGGCATTATCGGAAAACATCCGGGCTCAGCTGGAAGCGGCGGAAGCGCTCCTTATGCAGCTGCCACCCAGCAGAAACCGCAGTCTGGCGCTGACGCATCTGGAAGATACGATGCTTCGTGCGAACCTTGCAATCACGGAAGCAATTGCGCTAAGAGAGGAGGCGTAAGGCGTGGATAATATCAAGAAAAGGCTCGGAAACCTTCTGAGCGTCAAATCTCTGGTCACACTCTCGCTGACCATCGTCTTTGCCGTCCTCGCCCTGCGGGGAGACATCACCGGCAAGGACTTCCTGACGATCTTTCTTACGGTCATCACCTTCTACTTCGGGACTCAGTCCCAGAAGGCGCAGGACGCGATTGACAACACGGGCACGCCGCAGGAGGGCGAAAAGAAATGATGAAAGCATCCGAGCTTGTGCGCAGGCACATTGACGTTGCGAAGAATTACAAGACCGTCTACATGTGGGGCTGCTTCGGCTCCCCTGTAGGCGAGACGATCATTGACGAAAAATCCGCCCAGTATCCGGACTGGTACACCGGCGGCAGAGTCACATATCTGCGCAGCCTCATCGGAAAAGTTGTCTATGGCTTTGACTGCGTGAACCTGACAAAGGGCATTCTTTGGGGCTGGAACGGCAACAAAAACGCCTACTACGGCGGCGCAAGATACGCCTCAAACAGCGTGCCGGATGTCTCCGCCGACGGCATGATCGCAAAGTGTAAGGACGTGTCCACGACCGGCTGGGACAAGCTGATTCCCGGCGAAGGCCTCTGGATGCCCGGCCACTGGGGCATGTACATCGGTGACGGTCTGGCAGTCGAATGCACCCCGATCTGGGACAACGGCGCACAGATCACCGCCGTCCAGAACATCGGCACGAAAGCAGGCTACCACGCCCGCAATTGGCAGAAGCACGGCAAGCTCCCGTGGGTCGAGTACGACACCGTGAAGGTCGACGAGGCCGTCGAGGAAGCCAAGCGGACGATCAAGGCAAGAGCCGGTCTGACCGACGGCACAATCAACTATCTTGCCGCCTATAAGTACGGCGACGATCTTCTTAAAAAGCTCGCAAAGGCGATGAAGTAAGGGGGCGGGGCTATGGCTCCACAAGCCAGATGCAAATTACCGCCGGAGCTTGGCGGACTGATGCGCCGGGATATGGAGACGGTTATTTACCAATCGAATCTCGGCCGCGAAGACGCAAAGATTGCGCAGCTCTACTTTGTGGATAAGCTCCCACAGGTTGACGTTGCGACGGAATTGTATCTTGGCCGTGCCACAGTACAGAGGCGGCTTCCTGACATTATGGCGCGGATGAAAGAAACGTCGAGCAAACTGTATAGCTGAAATAAGCGCCGAGGAATCGGCGCTTATTTTTTTGTATTTTTACAAAAAAGTACTTGACATATAGTGTTTAACACTATATAATAAGGCCATAAGATAAAGCAAGGCGAAAGCCGGGAGGGAACAAACAATGGAAATCAAGAACATCAATACAAAGAAACTTTACTACGCATCAAATAAACTCAGCACCGTCGAAAGTAGAATTTATGCGGAGGTGGAAACGGCGCACAAGTTTATGTGCGAAGGGTTTATCACGGAAACTGAATTCGCGGCGATCAGAGAAGACCGCGAAAAGAAAATGGCACCGTATAAAGACGGAGCCGATCTGCTGACCCGCTTCGCGAATGCCGTGAACGCGCAGGTTTACATGGCCGAAACCGGCGATATCATGGCAGAGATGATGGTTGCGAATTCGGAGCCCGTTGAGAGTTTCGACCTTGAGGCTGTAAAAGCAGCCTTGCGCCGCGCGGCGGACCTCGACGACCCCATGCCTTGCTGATTGGAGGTGGAACTATGCAGAGCGATTCGCAGCGCCGCGCCACGGCAAAGTGGCAGGCCGAAAACATGACAAACGTCGCCGCCAGAGTGCGGCGTGAGGTTGCTGAAGGATTTAAGGCAGCAGCGAAAGAGGACGGGACAACACCAAATGAGCTCCTGCGGGGCTGGATTGGTGAGTATATAAACAGGGAGGTATCTGATATGACAACCGAGCAGATTCAGGCGCTGGCGACGATCTTTGCGATTTGCCGCAAGGCCACAAATACACGGAGTCAGAGCGACATCGACAACGCGCAACGTTTTCCCATCAAGTGGGCAACCATTATGGTCCGCAAGCTCCACGCGATGGGCAAGGCAACGGAAGATATCGACCGCGAAATCGCCGAACAGTACGGCAAAATTGACATCGAGACCTTTACCGACAACTTTGACAAATGCCTCACGCTCGAGCAGCAAGGCGTTTGGAGCCTCGCGTATTTTAAAGAGATGCAAGATAAGCAAAAGTGATGCAAAATTGAGGCACACAAAAATACGGGAAAGCCCATACTGGACACATCAAAGGAGTGTTCGGTATGGGCTTTTCTTATTTCAATCCAAACCCGGAAGGAAAACAAGTCGGAGACTGTACCGTTCGGGCGATTGCGAAGGCGACGGGAAAGAGCTGGGATGAAACATACGTCGGGCTTTGCCTACAGGGTTTGAAAATGGGGGACATGCCGTCGGCGAACAGTGTCTGGGGCGCGTACCTCCGGCAGCAGGGATTTACCCGGAACGTTGTGCCGAACACATGCCCGGACTGCTATACGGTCGAGGAATTCGCAAGAGACCATCCGCGCGGCGCGTACGTGCTGGCGTTATCAAGCCACGTTGTGTGCGTGGAAGATGGTACGTATTTTGACACGTGGGATTCTGGGAGCGAAATTCCACTGTTCTATTGGGAAAAGGAGGATAAATGATGTTCGGACAACAGCCTTATGTGTATCAGCAGCCGATTTACAATCAACCACCCATGATGCAGGAACCAATGATGCGTCCACAGTATCAGCCTGCGCCGTCGATGCAGTATCCGACTCCGCAACCTCAGTCACAGCAACCGAGCGGGGGACAGTCTATCATCTGGGTTCCGAACGAAAAGGCGGCAAACGAATTTATCGTCGCGCCGAATAACGCCGTCACGCTCTGGGACATGAATGCGCCGGTTGTGTATGTGAAGAAAGCCGATGCAAGCGGTAAACCAGCAATGACAACGTATGACCTCGTAGAACGCTCCACAGCCCCCGTGAGCCCCACAGTGCCGCAAACAGTTCCTACGGTAGAATACGTGACCCGCAAGGACTTTGACGAACTGGCGGCAAAGGTGGCGGCTCTGAGCGTTAAGCCCATTAGGAAGGTGAAGGAGACAGACAATGAATCCTCTGTTTAACGCGCTCGGCGGTGGGCAAATGCCCGGAATGATGGGGCAGTTTCAAAATATGATGCGGCAGTTTCAGCAGTTCAAGCAGAGTTTCCAGGGAGACCCGAGGGCGGAAGTTGAAAAGCTGGTGCAGTCTGGGAAAATCTCGCAGCAGCAGTTGAACCAGCTACAGCAGATGGCTGGACAGTTTCAGCAGTTGATGCAGTAGTTCGGAAATTCCGAACAGGTGAACGGTCAAAATCGTGGCCACGATTGAGATAAATTTCAAAATCTACGAAAGGAGAAATGATTATGAGTCTTTCTGATGGCGGCATTCAGCCGACCATGAACGTATCCCCTTCCGGCAGCTCCGGCGGCTGGGGCGGATTCGGAGGCGATGGCGGGTGGTGGTTCATTATCCTGTTCCTCGCCCTGTTCTGTGGCTGGGGCGGTAATGGCTTCGGCAATAACCGCAACAATTCCGGCGGAGTAGTTGACGGCTATGTTCTGGCCTCTGACTTCTCCAACATCGAACGCAAGATGGATATCATCAATGGTGGGCTGTGTGATGGATTCTATGCCGTGAACAACTCCCTGCTTACTGGGTTCGGGAATGCAGAGCTTTCCCGCTGCAACCAGCAGGCAGCCTTGATGCAGCAGCTCAACAACATGGCAATGCAGGCGCAGGAGTGCTGCTGCGAGAACCGTGCAGCCGTTGCGCAGGTGCGGTATGACATGGCTTCGCAGGCTTGCGACACCAGAAACACCGTTCAGAACACCACGCGTGACATTATCGATGCCATGAACAGCGGCTTCCGAAGCATCGATCAGCGCCTGACCGCGCAGGAGCTTGCAGCGAAGGACAGCAAGATTGCAGAGCAGAACCAGCAGCTCTTTGCTGCACAGCTTGCAGCTAGCCAGAACGCGCAGACGCTTGATCTGCGGAACTATGTGAGCGGACAGTTTGCATACTACAATCCGCCCGCGAGACCGGCTTACATCGTGCAGAATCCGAATTGTTGCTACACCGGCTACAATCAGGGCTGCGGCTATAACACCGGCTGCTGCAACTGCGCTTAACTCCATAACGTAGAGCTTTTTCGTGAGGTCACGGAAATGATCGGTTCCTTGCCGATACTCGAGAAACGCGGCGGGGCGATCGTCCCGCCGCTATTTTTAACCGTGTCGAATTCGACGCTTTTAGAAAGGAATGATTTTATGGCAACATTCAAGGACGTGAAAGAAAAGTACATTGACTACCTGATGGATATGGATTTGAACAAAATGAGTGTGATGGATTTGTCGACGTATGGTTTGATCTTAAAAACCGTCGACGAAATGGAAAAGCCGAATTATGCTGAATCTATCACCTCAATGATGGCATCGCTTATGCCTGTCTGCGCAGGAAAGAGTGCAAATGAAAGTGAGGTGTATGGAATTGGCTGAATTTACGAATTCCAATATCGTCTCCGTCGCATCCGGTCAGAATGTGCCTCTGACCGAAACAGCGGTCAACAGCAAGCCGTGCATTGCGCATCGCGAGGGCAGCGGGCAGGTCACACTTCGCGGGCTGACCAATCAGTGCAAGGCGGTTTTCAAGGTATCTTATGGCGGCAATATTGCCATTCCGACCGGCGGTACGGTCGAAGCGATTACCGCAGCGCTTTCCATCAACGGCGAAGCACTGGCAAACGCTACGGCTACGGTCACTCCGGCAGCAGTCGAGAATTATTTTAATATCTACGTCTCTGCACAGGTCTGCGTACTGAAGGGCTGCTGTGTGACGGTAGGTATGCGTAATACAAGTACGCAGGCGGTCAATTTCGCGAACAGCAATCTGACCGTCGAGAGAGTAGCATGAAGGGAGGAAGGAATATGTACGATTTAAGAAATCTTCGGGAAATGCTCTGCAAGGAGCTGGACGATATCGCCGACAAGCGAGAAATGTCCGCCGGTGACTTGGACGCTATCCAGAAGCTGACGAGTTCCGTCAAGAACACCTACAAAATCGAAATGCTTGAGGACGGCGGCTATTCCCGCGATGGTGAGTGGGAAGCCGATATGCGCGGCACGTATGGGCGCGGCAGCTCTTACCGGGGCAGGCGTCGGGACTCTATGGGCCGGTATAGCCGCACCGACGCGCGGGAGCATATGCGCTCGACGCTGGAAGACATGATGCGCGACGCGGACGATGATAAGACGCGCGAGGCTATCCGCCGCTGCATGGAGCAGATCGACCGGGCATAGGAGGTGGACGTATGCTGGATAAAGCCGAAATTCGAGCGGCAATTGCAAAATTGGAATTCGATGAATCCAGCTATTCCAACTATGCCAAACTGGCGAGTTTGTATGTGATACGCGACAAGATGCAGGAAGAGGAACGGGGCGACGGCGGTAGGTATTTGGGTTACTACTCCGGCGCTCCCGCCCCTGTGACTGCAGAACCGGCTACTGTGGGCGAGTACGGGGACAGTGAGTTTTTGCTTGCGGTAGCCGGGAAAGACCAGGCGAAGGCTTGGACGGTCGTTGACGAACTCATGGACACGCTTTCACTTGTAAACCGTAGGGTATATGATTCTGTTCTAAGAAAAATGAAGTCCCTATGACGAGGCAAAAAGCGTGGCAAATTCCGTGGCAAAAATGCGTGTCAAAATTGTGTTTTGCGTGTCAAATAATTGATACGCATCGCAAATAAATGATACGCTCGAAATGCCTGAAAGCCTTGATATACAAAGGAAAACCCTGTAATCACTTGAGATTACAGGGTTTCTTCTTTGGCGCGGAAGGAGAGATTCGAACCCTCAAATCGAGCCTCAAACCAATTGAAAACACTAGGCTTTTTATTTTCGTGGCAAATGTTGTGGCAAAATCAAGAAAAGAACGTTTTCATTTGCTGCACAGACTCGGATATGTCTGCCTGCGCAACGTGCGTGTATATCTTCCGCATAGTTCCGTAATCCGACCATCCGCCTAGCTGCATCGTGACTTTTTCCGATATACCTAGCTTATACGCAAGGGAGCAGAAGGAATGCCGCAGACCGTGTGTCCCGACTTCTGGCAGGTTTGCGCCCTTGCATATTTTATTTGACGCGGCGCGAATGCTGTTCGGATTTGCAACGACGACAAAATCACTCGATTTTTCTGCTTCTGAAAGGAGCTGCGACAGCCTCGGTATCATGATCGGAATAGTCCGCCGCGAAGAACGGTTTTTGTTAGACACCTTGTTTACCAGTTTGTTGTTTTCGTCGAACAGGGTAGCCCCTCGAACCGTTATGGACTGCTTTTTCAGATCAACGTTCTCCCAACGCAAACCGAGGATTTCTGACACACGCAGAGAGTGCAGCGCAAGAAGAAACGCGATTTCATACTTGCTCCCTTCCGCCGCTTTCAAAAACACAGGAATTTCTTCCGCAGACAAAAAAGCGTGCTCGTCCGATTGGATGGCGGGAAGTGCTACTTCGTAAGATACGCCATATCGTTTAAGAGCCGGACGTATCAGCGCCCATGTTTCGCGGATGGTCTTGGGGCTGCATTTTTCTGCGTTGATTGCCTGCTGTATAGCATTCACAGAGAGCTTAGACAAAGGAACGTCCATGATGGGTTGAAGATAACACCGCTGCTTAATTCTGTGCCCGCGAATAGACGCTGGGGAAAGAGTGCCGCTCTTGAATTCCAGGTATTCGTCAATTGCTTTGCGGATTGTTATTTCCGGCTTGGCCTCCTCGGAAGAAAGAACACCGATTTTGTATTCTAAAGCCGCCTGCTCTGCTTCTCGTTTTGTACTAGCAGTGAACGACTTCGCTTTCCCGTTTACCATCACGCGGCATCTGTAAGAGCCAGACGGCAGTTTTTCAGCCTCTGGGGCTTTCAGTTTTTTCATTGCTGTTCTCCTTTTTGACGATACGAAGAATGGTGAAGCCTACGGCCAGTATGGACGCGACAATCAGGGCGATAAATATCCACGCCATTACAGATAGCCTCCCGTCCCGGATGATGCCAGCGTCTGTAATCTGCGAGTCGATAACAAGGTACACGATCAGCGAAAACGCAAGCATGGCACAGAAAAAGACCAACAGGTAGCAGATAGCGTGTGTGGCTTTGATCTGCGCCCGCTGCATTTCGTTTGCGGCGGTCGCTCTGACATTCTCGAGTTCGAGCCTGTGGTTCCGTTCCTGTAGTTCGCTTGGGCTGTCGGTAGGCTGTTTTAGCCCGAACAGCTCATCCAGCGACAGCCCGAGAACGCGGCACAGCGCGGCAGAATTATATAGTTTCGGGTCTTGCTGCGTACCTGCACAGAGCTTCGAAACAGCCGATCTGGAAACGCCGGATTCATCAACAAGTCTGTCGATGGTGTAATGCTGATCTTCTTTCGCCCGCTTGATGTTCCCCTGATATGCAGAAATATATGGGGCGAGCTCCTGAATTGCTGACATGATATACCTCCATTTTCGCATATATTTCGCTGATTTTTCCGCCACGGGTATGGTTTTACCAATTTGATGGTAGACATTTCCACCCGTTTTGCTATACTGGTTACAGGCGCGTGAGATCGCCCCACCGCCGGTGGAGCGACGGTGGGGCGATCTTAAACATTCCATTATACAAAATAGTCTGTCCCATAATTGCCGCTTACGAGGGTTACCGGACGAAGAAAATGCAAGGTGTTCTTTGTGGAAGATTCCAAATTGAAATTATTGAACGAACGTTCTAAAATATGGAGGTACACCAAATGCAGAGCATCAATATTCGCTTTGAAAACGGGAAAGTAAACATCATCGTAGACGGGGCGCTTTTCAAAGACGTTCACAGTCTAAGCCTGGACTACATTAAGGGCGCACCCATGCTCTTTGCCTGTGTCTCCGATGTAGGCGAGACACGGGAGCAGTGGCAGAACTCTAAATTTATGAGTTAGACGTAATAAGGATTCGGCTTCAGCAAGATTGCGATAGTGTCAATGACCCATCCAACCCCGCACAACCCAAGTGTAAAGAGATACAGGATTCCTGTTCCAACTTTGCCCTCATAGAATTTATGCGCACCGATCATACCGAAGAAAAGGCAAAGGAAGAATGAAACCCATTTGTTCTTCGGACGACCATACCCGCGGGTAGTATTCACGTTCGCATTTGTGTTCGTGTTATTGATTACGACGTTCGGCTGCGCGGACTTTAATTCTTCAACTTGCTTTCCACATTTCGGGCAAATCACGCAGTCCTTGTCGATGATCGCACCACAAAATTTGCAAAACTTTTGATTTTCGGTTGGAACGGGTCTTTCTACAGTGTCCATCTTATTTTCCTCTTTTCTTCCTATAATTTAGTCCTTCTTTTGGACCAGTACAGCTTTGTACAGAATCTTTCACAAGATATACGAAACGTTGGAATAGGAGATTGCAAAATGGTTTGTATTCAGGACGATATGTGCTATAATAAGGGTGAAGAAATTGCGCTCGCCGATAGTGGCTTTCAGTATTTAATGGAACTTACGACAGAGGAAAAACGAGAACTAATTAGAATGTGGAAGGAGCGAAACAATGTTTCTAAGCAGGGAAAAGTATGATAATATTATGTCACAGTTGTGCAGGATCAGAACCGAAATTTCTACAAAAGACGAGTGCGGAGAAGCTTGCCGAATGTGCGAACACGCGATCGGCGCAGCCAGCCCCGGCGGCGACATCGTGCTTGTCTGCGAAAAAAAGCTTAAAGCAGTTTGCAGCGACTTTAGCCCTCGAATCCTGACAGACATTTGCTCAGGAAATTCCAGAAATGTTCAGACGTAAGCAGCCCAAGCAGGAATGAGATTATTGCAATCACTAGGTCGTGGATTCGACTAGCCTTTGTGGACTTCTTACGCTGATCAATATACGCCAAGTAGTCCTTCCCGCGTTCTTCTATTCCAATTGCGCAGGACGTGCCAAACGATAACACAGGGACACCATCTTTGCTGGGGATTGGGTGCAGATTCGCAAGTCCAAAATGTTTCAGCCTATTTGCGGTCTGGAAAATATCATCCGTCGCAAATATTCTGCTATCTGCCAACGCTTTAAGCATTTTTCTTTCGTCTTTGCTCAACTCGATTTCCGAAAACGGAAGGTTGCTTGCATCATCCATTCTGCTTTCTCCGGTTCTTTAGCATACGTGCCATTTCGAGCAAATCACGGCGCTCACTCTTATCCGCAGAACTCCAAATTTCATGGAGTTCTGCGGTTTCGCAATCTTCGTCCTCATCCTTCGGGATGGGGTCTTTTTTTATGCCTTTGCCCATCAGTTCTTCTACTGTTACGCCGAAGTAGTCGGCGATTTTTTGCGCATTTACGTCAGAGGGTTTTGTCTTCCGCGCTTTCCAACAGCTTATTGTTGACTTGTCAATTTCGAGTTCTCGGCCAACGTATGCAGGGGTTTTGTTTACAGAAGCGCAAAGCGCAACAAAGTTGTCATAAAACACAATAATACACCTCTGGAATTGTTAAATACGGCGAAAGTTGAATTAGTTTGCAAATAGCGGTTGACAGTTGAGAATGTTTGATGTATTATTGCCTTGTGGTTGAAAAAGTTTGCAAC